CCCGGCTGACGACATACAGACTGATGCACTTAACTTGTATGTAAGGACACATATCATGGCACGTACTACGTTTCAAGGCCCAGTTCGTTCATTGGGCGGCATTTATCAACAAGGCCCAGCGTCTGTTGTTGACATCACAACAAGCACCACATTAAGCCCCGAAGCTCATGGTGGTCGCATCATCGCTGTTGGTGGTTCTTTAGCCGCCGCACTAACATTGACATTACCTGCGATCAATGTTTCAACTAACTCTACAACATCTGGCCCCGGTCAAGACCCAAGCACAGCCAACAACGAAGGCGTTGTTTACACGATCTGGGTTCCTACTACCATCTCTACAAGCTCTTTGAAGATTGGTACAACTTCTGGTTCTAGCGATTTGTATGTTGGCGCTGTGATCTCTATTGATTCAGATACATCTGGCGCAGTTGTTGGCTTTTCTGCCAACGGTTCTTCCAATGACTTCATCAACTTGAACGGTACAACTACCGGCGGTGTTGCTGGCACATGGATTCAAATCGTGGCAATTGCTGCTGACAAGTACATGGTGACTGGGAATGTTATTGGTTCCGGCACTGTTGCTACACCATTCGCAGATTCCTAATCAACCCAAGGGGCTTCGGCCCCGTTTTTAAAGGAGATTGATTATGATGCAAACAGACGTAAAGTCGCTTCTTGTAGCGGCTTCGGCAACGGATACTGTTGTTGGCGGCACAAACCGCAATAGGTTAAAAGCTCTTACGATTTCGTATGCGGCTACTGGTGGAACTGTTGTTGTCAAGGATGGAGCCGCAAGCTCTGTTACGCTATTTTCGTTCCCCGCTCCAACAGCAATTGGGACAATACATATCCTAATACCCGGAGAAGGTATTTTGGCAAGAACTAGCTTGGCAGTCACCACAGGTGCGGGTGCTTCTGTGGTTGTGTACTATGGCTAAGTCACCAGCATGGCAACGCAAGGAAGGCAAATCGGACGCGGGCGGACTGAACGCCAAGGGCCGTGCTTCCTACAACAAAGCCAATCCGGGCAAGCCGGGATTGAAAGCGCCCCAACCAGAGGGCGGGTCCCGGCGCGACTCCTTCTGCGCTCGAATGAGTGGCATGAAGAAGAAACTAACAAGCGCGAAGACGGCAAACGATCCGAATTCACGTATCAACAAGAGCCTACGGGCGTGGAACTGCTGACATGAGCGATTCGCACGAAACGACAAAGCATGTTGTTGATGCGCTGTCGATAATGACTGTTGTAGGAACCTTAGTGGAAATGCTGCCGTCTATTGCTGCACTCTTTACAATTGTGTGGACGCTGATCCGCATCTGGGAAACTAGAACAGTTCAAAATTTGTTAGGGCGTACTAAATTAACCAAGGATGGAGATTAGTTATGAAACCAGTAGATATGAAAAAGAACCCCGGTGTAGCCAAGCTACCTACAGCCGTACGTAATAAGATGGGCTTTATGAAAGAAGGCGGCATGGCCAAAAGCAAAATGCCAGCAGCTTTGGCTAAGCATGCAGGCATGCCAGCTTCCAAGGCTCACAAAGGTCTGAAGGCTGGCGGTATGGCTCCATCCAAAATGGGTTCAGTCAAAACTTCCGCTACTCGAGATGGTGTTGCGTCCAAAGGTAAAACCAAGGGCACGATGATTGCAATGAACATGGGCGGCAAAGCCTGTTAAGGAGTAAATCATGAAAATTAGCTTACCTGATAATAGAGATGTTGGCGAAGCCGTTGGCGATAGCAACGAGGGCATGAAAGAAGCCAGAGATAAATACGATGCGCGTCAAAAGGCAATCATGGATGAATCTATGGAAGACAGTCTTCTGAGGCAAAACATGATTTCAGCGGGTTCTGATTTCAAAGGTAGACCTCAAGATGAGGGATACAGGCCAAATAAAGGTACTGCAAAGGAACGCGCTACGGCTGAAGGCGCGTATGACTCAGGTAAGATTACCGAGTCTGGAGACCAAGGTTTTGGTGGCCCCGGTTCAAGTAGAACTGTAAAAGCTACTCCCAAGGCTATGCCTAAATCTACCGCTGACAGTGAAATAACTCGCATGAAAAATCGTGCTAAATCTGCTGAAATGCCTTCAGGTGCCCCCGGTCGTGGCAAGTCCGCTGAAATGCCTGCTGACGTAACCAAAATGTCTTTGGCAGATCGCGCCAAACGAAGCCGTGAAATGGCCAGAAGTGGTAGCGGTACAACTGATAAGCGTTCTGTTGGTGAACGCTTAAAATCCGCATTTGGTATGAAGAGCGGTGGTTCAGTTTCATCTGCGTCTAAGCGTGCTGATGGTATTGCTACCAAAGGTAAGACACGCGGAAGAATGTGCTAAATCATGATGGCCAGCCGTGGTATGGGGGCAATGCTCCCAAGTAAAATGCCTAAAGGCAAGCGTAAAGCTCGCCGGGATGATACTGACTTCACGCAATATGCTGAAGGCGGTAAGGTAAATGCCGCCGGTAATTACACTAAACCCGAACTGCGCAAGCGGATTGTGTCTCAAGTAAAAGCCGCAGCTACTCACGGTACAGGCGCAGGACAGTGGTCTGCACGTAAAGCACAACTTGTGGCTAAGAAGTACAAAGATGCTGGCGGGGGATACAGAGATTGAAAGCTCCTCAGAAATCTCTTAAAGACTGGGGCGACCAGAAATGGCGCACTAAGTCTGGTAAACCGTCAAGTAAGACGGGAGAGCGATATTTGCCTGAAGCGGCTATTAAGTCTTTGTCTCCGCAAGAATATGCAGCCACAACCAAAGCTAAGCGTGCTGGTAAAGCATCTGGCAAACAGTTTGTAGCGCAACCTAAAACAATTGCAAAGAAAACGGCAGGATTTAGATGAGCACTACCGGAACCACACTGTTCAACATGGACTTCACGGAGATTGCCGAGGAAGCGTGGGAGCGTGCGGGCCGGGAGATGCGTTCTGGTTATGACTTGCGTACAGCACGTCGTTCCATGAACCTGATGACGATTGAGTGGCAGAGCAAGGGTATTAATATGTGGACTATGGAGCAGGGGTTTATTAACCTGACTCCGGGTTTAGCTACATACGCCTTACCAACGGACACGATTGATTTGCTAGAGCAAGTTATTCGTACTGGGTCTAACACTGCGTCTACGCAGGCGGACTTAACCATTACACGCATTAGCGTTTCTACTTATGCAACTATTCCAAACAAGCTTCAACAAGCTCGCCCAATTCAAGTCTGGATTCAAAGACTTTCTGGCGAAACTAATCCAACGGCTGCGGTCTTGGTGGGCGCGATTACGGCAACGGACACCTCAATAACGCTTAACACTGTAGTTGGGTTAGCGGGTGCGGGCTTTATCCGTCTTGGCACGGAAGACATCTACTACACCTACATAACAGGAAACACTCTTGGCGGTGTGTTCCGTGGACAAAACAATTCAACGGCTGCGGCACAAGCAGATGGTACGGCTGTATTTGTACCTCAGTTCCCTGCTGTAACTGTTTGGCCTACACCCGATAACTCAGTACCCTATCAGTTCGTGTACTGGAGACTCAGACGTGTCCAAGACGCTGGTGCTGGTGTTGAGACAGCCGACATGAACTTCCGCTTCCTGCCCTGTTTGGTAGCTGGCTTGGCGTATCACATAGCGATTAAAGTGCCTGAGTTAATGCCTCGCGTGGACATGCTCAAGCAGATGTATATGGAAGCGTTTGAGATTGCCGCAGGCGAGGACAGGGAGAAAGCCCCTGTTAGATTCGTGCCGCGTCAGATGTATATTGGTGGTTCGTAATGGGTAATCGGTACGCATCAGGCAAAAAAGCGATTGCCATGTGCGACCGCTGTGGCCAGCAATACAAACTAAAAGTGCTTAAGACTGAGATTATTAAGCAGCGTAAGTATCAATTGTTGGTTTGCCCTGAGTGCTGGGATCCCGACCAGCCGCAGTTAATGTTTGGAACATTTCCGGTAGATGATCCTCAAGCTTTGCGTAACCCACGCAATGACACAACGTACGTTACAGCGGGTGTAAATAATATTGGTAGTTTGACTAGTGGTTCGCGAGATATTCAGTGGGGTTGGGCCCCCGTAGGCGGGGCTAGTTTAAATGATGCAGGATTGACACCAAACTACTTGGTGGCAACGACATTTGTTGGTACAGTAACGGTATCTTAAGGAGCTTAAAATGGCATACACACGATCAGCCGACGGCATTGCTAAAAAAGGCAAAACCGAAGGCACAAATTTGGGCAATAGTGGCCCTACCCAAAAAGAAATCATGGGCGGCAGGGGCAAGGGTAAGGGTAAAACCAATGCTGATATGTTGTCTATGGGTCGTAACTTGGCAAAGATTGCCGCACAGAAGCGAGGCTAATCATGGCTACATTTAGTAAAAAGATAATGGGTAAAGAAGTGGGCGATGCCAAGGTCTATGCCAAGCCACACACAATGTCTGGCAAGGCTGTAACTGTTTCTGACAGTCCCGGTAGTGGCCCTGATCACAGCGATGCCGGAACAGTCAATATGTCTGTAGGCAACGTTAATCGTCGCCCACACCAGCAGCTAAAACAACTGGTATCAAAATGCGTGGCGCAGGTGCAGCTACCAAAGGCTTTATGTCTAGAGGCCCAATGGCATGAACTACAGTGAGCTTGTCACGCAGGTAAACGATTACTGCGAGAACTCTTTCCCAACCGTCAACATGGATGTTTTCATCCGTCAGGCGGAGCAGCGCATCTACAACACCGCGCAACCTGCTAATTTGCGAAAGAACGTGACAGGCTCGTTGAGCGTTGGCAATAAGTACCTTCAGTGTCCTTCGGACTTTTTGTCTGTATACAGCCTTGCCGTATATCCGTACAACGCCACAACTGCCACTGGAACGTCTGGTCAAAAGACCATTGTGGTGGCTAGTACCACGGGTATTGCGGTGGGTCAGCAGGTAACTGGGACAGGTATTGGAACTAATGCGTTGGTTAGAAGTATTGCCAGCACAACAATTACTTTAACAGTGGTAAACAGCGGTACTGTATCTGGCGCGGTAGTCTTTCAGGGCGACTATCTGTACCTGCTTAACAAAGACGTTAACTTCATCCGTGAAGCGTATCCTTTGTCTGCACAGTTAAGTGAGCCAAAACACTATGCAATCTTTGGCCCCCAATCTAACGATGTTAATGAGTTGACGTTTATTGTTGGTCCTACTCCAAGTTCTGCCTACTATGCAGAGCTTCATTACAACTACTACCCCGAGTCTATTGTTACCGCCGGCACCACATGGCTGGGTGATAACTTTGATTCTGTATTGCTTTATGGCACTATCTGTGAGGCTTACACTTACATGAAGGGTGAAGCTGATATGGTGGCTCTTGCCCAACAGCGTTATGTACAGGCTATTGCTTTGTATAAAAACTTGTCGGACGGCAAGCAGAGAGCTGATGCGTACAGGGATGGTCAGGTCAGAACGGCTGTTTCATGAGTATTATCCAAACACAGACTACCAGCTTTAAAGAGGAGCTGTATAAGGGCGTTCATGACCTGACTACGGACGTTATCAAGATTGCTTTGTACACGGCCAGCGCAGATCTTAACCAAGACACTACAATTTATTCTGCCACATACGAAGTAGCAAACACGGGTAGTTACGTTGCTGGCGGCGCGACATTAACACCTGTTACAGTGGCATCTTCTGGATACACGGCTTTTGTAGGCTTTCCAAACATTACGTGGACTGGAGCAATTACGGCCCGGTGCGCGTTGATCTATAACTCTAGTCAGGGTAACAAATCTATAGCTGTATTAGATTTTGGATCTGACAAGACGTCAGCAAACAATTTCACTATCACAATGCCTGCCAACTCAGCCACAGCAGCATTGATTCGTTCTTCTAATTAAGGAGTCAATATGACCACGGAAAAACTTAAAGCCACTGACCATGTTTCTAGCGGTCTGACTTGTA